GCTTCGCCACCTCCAACCACCGGCAGTTCGTGCACCCGTCGCCGTCGTGGGCCGTGGTGATGCCGCAGCGGTCGCAGAACGCGGGGCGGATGCGGGGTGGCGAGCAGGGTACGTGAAGGCGACACCAGTGTTCATTGACGCACATGCCGGCGGCGGCACCACACTGATGCAGAAGGGGGTCGGGCGCGCGACTTCGCTTGTGCTCATCGCTCGCCTCCGAACAGTTCGGGGTCGAGTTGGGGAATCATTGCTCCTCCTCGTTGAATTGCATCTCGAACTGTTCAACCGTTGGCGACGGGGCAAGTTCGATATTCCGTTTCGCCTGTCGGTAATAGGATGGTTTCAATTCGACGCCGATCGCTTTGCGGTCATTCATCAACGCACCGTAGACCTCAGAGCCGACGCCCATGAACGGCGTCAACACAATTTCGCCGGGGTTCGACCATAGAATGCAGCATCGCTCAATCACGTCGAGTTGCAATGGGTGAACGTGCTTCTCGTCTTCAAGGTCTTTAGCTTCCCGGTGAGCTAGCACGCGATCAATGCGAATATCGTCCCACACGGAACTTGCGTACTGTCGCCAAATCCATTGCGAATACTGGTTTAGTTTTTGATCGCCGCGCATGCCGCGAAAGTGCAACAGGTCAGATGGCGGCTGGCGTTCGCCAGCGTAGTAGAGCAACCCCTGATCGTGATTGACCGGAACGGGGTTATCGCCCTTCCGCCGAAACATCAGTACGTAATCAGCATTGGCGATGCTGCATCGTGTTGAATCTTCGCACAATGTCTTGTGATGGAGCGATTTCATCATCGTTCGGTTGCGAACCGTGAGCGGTTCTTTCCAGATCACCCGCCGCCCGCCATAAACAAACCCGCGCGATTCATGCTCAATGATAATTCGCCCGGGCAGGTCAAACATCGCATCGCATCCGGCGTTTGACAGCGGAATGTCCATGCAATGCACCGCGCTGATTCGGCCTGGCAACAACAGTCGCGCGGTTTCCGCGATGCAGTAGCCGTAGTGCGCGAAAAACTCATCCTTGTCGATGCTGTTCGACAGGTCGCGCTCGTCGCTGGAGTATTGGTACAGCCCGGCGAACGGCGGCGAATATAGAACCAGATGTACCGATTCGTCCGGCATGTCGCGCATCACGTCGATACAGTCGCCGCAGTAGATCGCACAGTTTCCGCCGATGAATTGTTCGCTGCAAGCCATGATGGTAGTTCCGTTTCGTTGGTATATAGATTCGTTCTCTTGATGCCTGTCGCCCGATTCATTTCTCTGATAAGCGATACAAACATGGCGTCCGCTTTCTCTGCTTTGCGGCGCATGTTGCCGACTACGCGGACTTCACCCTCGGTTGCGATCACGTCGAGTTGAACGGGCCGTGTCTGCCCGAACCGCCAGCATCGTCGCACGCTCTGATAATACTGTTCGTATGAATGGCTGGCGAACGTGACAACGTGAGCACAGTGCTGCCAGTTCAGCCCATAGCCGCCGATTTTTGGCTTGGTTACGAGCACGCGAAGGTCGCCGCTTGCGAACGCTTCGTATAGTTCAATCTTGCGATCGTCCGGCGTTCGGCCCGCAATCTGCGCGGCGTCCGGTATGAGTTCCTCAAGCTTATCGCCCTCATCGTTCATGTGACACCAAACCACTGCGGGGCGATCGTGGTCAACTAGTTGGCGGACGAAATCGCAACGATCCTCCAGCGTCCGGCGTCGTTCTGCTCTTTCCTCAGACAAGCCGAACGCAGGCATGGTGAATAGCATTCCATCGGGCGGCGTGTTCGGCTTGATGATATGGTCGCGCTCAATCAGTTCGGGAAGCACGAAACGATCGTCCGAAAATCCAAGGTCCGACGGCATCCGGCACGCCCGCGACCACGACGCAACCCATCGCCAGAATGGGGTCACTGCATGATGTTTGAGCCGCCATTGGCCGATCGTCTGCGCGACGCGATACGCCAGTTTCTTGTAGTAGTTCGGATCGGCAGTGATGAACTTTTCGGCTTGATCCTGTTGCAGCCGTTCGCGGCGTTGCCCCTTATCGTCGAGGTACATAAAGAATCGGCGCAGCATGTCGCTATAACTCAACTCGCCCAACGCCTCTGCCGACGTTCCCAATTCGACGTAATCGTTTGGCGCTGCCGTCGCCGTGCAAAGCAGCCGGTATTGCATCTTGGACATGAAGCGAGTGATTTGCTTTCGACGTGTGCCGCCGAAAGACTTGAGGATGCTCGATTCATCGCACACTACGCCAGCGAATGACGACGGCTCAAAGTAGTGCAACCGCTCATAGTTGGCGATCGTGATATTCGGATGCACCGCGCCTTCGTGCGACACCGCCGCGTCAATGTGAAACTTTGCCGCCTCCCGCTCCGTCTGTTGTGCGACGGCGAGCGGCGTCAGAATCAATACTGGCCGCTGCGTGTGCCGAGCGATGTTCTCCGCCCACACCAACTGCATCGGCGTTTTCCCAAGGCCACAATCAGCAAAGATTGCCGCTCGCCCACGTTCGATCGCCCACGACACAAGTGAGTGTTGGAAGTCAAACAGGAAGTCGGGCATCCACAGCGGCGAGAATCCGTTGCCGGACGCAAGCTGGCTTTTCACATCAAGGAACTTACTGTAATTGTCGCTCACGCCTTCATCCACCCTTTCGGCGTCGCCCTGATCGCGCCAGCGTCGGCCAGCACCCTCAGCCGGTCTTGCACTTGTCGGCGCGTATCGCTGCGGATGCGCACGCCCGCAATCTCCAGTGTTCGCAGCACGTCGCCGATGAGCACACCGCGCGGCTGCTGCTGCATCGTGTCGAGGATGGCGGTGTCGAGTTGCGCGGGGGTCATATCAACTCCAATCAAACGCGTCGGGCGGGTCGAGCCGGTCCGTTTGCCGCGCGTAGAGCCTGAACACCGGGCGCTTGCGCGGCTTGATGTTTGTTTTCGGACGCGCGTACATGAACAAGCCGTGCTGAGCAAACACACGGTATTTGCCGTCCTCCATCCTCACAATCGCAAGCGGGTCTTTCGAGCTTCCGATTATGACTTCATTGTCGCTGGTGAGTACGGCGGTGTAGCAGCTCATCTTGATAGCCTCACGACGGTCTTCTGCTCGGCGGCCGCCTCGAACTCGTCAATGATGGCGATGGTGCGGAATCTGCCGGTGAGTCCTTTGTCGCGCACGTACTTACATGCGGCGGCTTTGTCCGCAACACTGTCGACGTACTCCCAGTCCCCCGCATTCGCTGGGCCATCACCGGCGTCGTGTTGCAGCACGTATTGCTTCTTGGCTCGCTGTCGCTTCGTCGCCTTTTGTTCGTCGGTCGCGGTCATGGGTCGGTCCTTTCGTTAAAAGAAGATTTGCTCGTCACCTATCGGTTTGTGCGCATCGTCGCCGGTCAGCGGCTTGCCGCGCGGCTCACGCTCGGCGGCGGCGTCCTTGCGCGTGAACTTGAGCGATTGATACTTCGCCCCCGCCTTGCTCGTGTTTGTCCACGCCGACACCCAATACTCAACGCCGTCAATCAGCGCGTCGCCCTTGGCGTTCGGGTGCTTGTCGCTCTTGCGGTCGCGGTTGGCGAACAGCACGCCTTCATTATCTTTTTTGTCGTAGGCCATTGGATACCTCAGAAAATGATGTCGTCGTCATCGTTCGCGGCCACGGGTTCAGGGAAGCCTTCCATTCGCCGCACTTCATCAAGCATCGCCTGATAGAGCGGCCAGAAGTTGTCGAGTGCCTTACGCACCTTTTCGGTGTAGTCGTCAGGTTCAACGCGAATCAGCAGCGGCGGGAAACCCGGCACGTAACTCATAAAGTCCCACCACTTGCGTCCGGTGATAACCAGCGAGCCATGCACTTGCGGCTTATAGTCGGTTGGCAGTACGCCGTCGAGCAGATACGCGACCTGCGTTTTCGGCGTCGGTGATTTCAGTTCCAAACCGCCATCGTCGCCGACAAGTCCGTCCGGCGAGCAGCCGAATCGCCCGGCGTCGGTGGTGCAGAAGCCGACCTGTTGCACGTCGCATCCGCGCTCGAATGCGTAAAACCGCCGCGCTTCCGGCTCTATCAGGGTGCCGTTTTTCATCGCCGCCGACACGTGATCCTCGACC